AATCTTGGGCTAGTTGTTGATATCCAGTTAGTCCTGTCTTTTCATCTACAACTGATAGTTTATCTACAAAGTTTCCCTGATCATTTTGAACGACTTCATAAGGAAGACCTAAAGCATTATAAGTATAATGCATACCATCTGCACTAGTATAGTATTGTCTGCCATTTATATTGGTATTTGAATCTTCATCAGGATTTAGATTGTTAGCCCATCCTGCCAAATTGCCAATAATGGATACAGGATTTAACATAGACAAAATGCCACCAGACTGTGGTGCAGCCCCAGTTACAGAACTACTACTACCGCCACCGTTTGGGTTTGGATCTACATAGTTGTTTTCGCCATCACTATCGAAAATACTTCCTTCAGTAGAATAAGTAGAACCCGACTGACCTGCACCGCCACCATCGAACATATCAGTTACGCTATCAAATCCAAAAATACTCATTCTATTTTTTCCTTCTCAGCATTACACTGGCGAATACGATCTCGCAGTAGTATGTAATCGGTGACCACTTCAGGAATTGCCTCAAAAGCTTCATCCAAGACATCTAGCTCTACAGCCAAAGTCTCAGTAAAATCCTCTGAGTACTGTTCTACTGGTGGGCAATAGATTTCTAAGTCGGTTCTATAGACCGTTTCCGCGCAGCCGCTTAATGAGACTAGGGCGATCAGTAATACTATCTTTTTCATGCTCTGCCATTTTCTTATAAAAGTCTGTTTTTTTCTTAGAGGCTTGGAGATCGTCTTTAAGTATTTTATTCTTTTCTTTATTAGCTCCAACGACTTTGCCCATCACATAAATGATTGGAATAGCCACCGCTAATGCACCAATGATGTAAGTTTTGATCTTACTAAAAATAAACACTAGTGGATGCCCTCTTTATTGTCTTTCCATCTGGCGTAGGCTGCTAGGGCTATGCCGCCAATTGCACATACTAAGAAGATGGTTTTTAGACTATCAGCGTAGGGTAACAAGCTTTGCATTTGACCTGCTACTTCATTAAGTCCTGTCGCTGCACCAGCAATTCCTGCGCCAGCCATTGTCTTACTTTTCATTAAACTTTTAGGAGCTTCTGCAGTAACTTTCTGGGGCATTTCTGGACCACCATCATCCGAAGGCATAGCAGCATCTCTAGAAAAGATTGCGGCTTCTGCAGCCCTACGTCTTGTGAGACCTTTTAGTGGAGTAAGCTTTCCATCGACCCTAGCTTTATTCCAACGCATGATTTGCTCAGGCACATCATCGTATTTTCCTTGATTCAGAAGGCGCAAAAGTGAACTACTACGGAAGTTACCTTCACCTAAGTTGAATACAAAAGAGGTAAGCGCATCGAATTGTCCTTGAGATAGAGGTACTTGGACGTACTTCTTAACAGCTTTACTATGCTCTGCTAAGTCTTCGATAAGACGCATCTCGCAGTATTCTTTTGTCCACTTAGTACCGCTGCGTACTCCGCGAGTCGCGCCCCAACCACATGTATATTTTCCGGCTGGACAACGATATGCGCTCACCATACCGTCTGGTTGTACTCTATGAAGTCCTTCAAACTTCTTCACTAAATTAATACCGTCTTCTGAAATCTTTACAGGGTGCATTAAATGCTCCTTAGTTCTTTTAATTTTGTTGAATAAATGGTTGATTTTGTTGAGCAGACATTATGCCTTGCCCATTGGCTGATAAGCCGCCTGATTGACTACCTTGTTGACGATAGCCCATCGTATCTAATGCAGCCATTAGTTGGTTTAAATCACTTTTCTTTTGATTAGCTAAACCACCTTGGGCGTTGTAAGTATTAGTGATAAGCATGTCAGCATTATCCATGCCGCGCCTAACTTGATTACCATTCTCGTTAATTGATGCAGGAATTAGCGTACCATCGTTATCGAAAGCATTAGCTATAGTTGCGTACTCTGCGCGAATACTAGCATCCAAGTTAGTACCTTGTGTAGATAGTATCTGCTTAATAGTAGCTAACCTATTTAAGAAATCTGTTTGTTGAGGAGTAGCGTCACCACTAGCAGCCTGACCACTGGCTAATTGTTTTGCAGTAGCCCCAAATGTAGCTAATGACTGTGGTAATGCCTGTCGTTGGATAGCAGCTTGGTTAGCCAGTGATGCGTCTGCATTCTTAGCTGCCTGATTTTGTTGTGACGCTTGGTTTTCGGTTACAGCATCAAATCCACCAGTGACTGTCTTAGCTAGTTCTGCCCTAGATTGATCCGCTAGAGTATTTGCCTTTTGTTGATCTGATCTTAATGTACCCAACCCTGTTTGAATACCACCTATAGTATCCGTTATGGTAGCCTGATTAGCTGAAAGATCTCCATACTGCGTAGTTTGCTCATCTCGCATTGCATTCAATACGTCTGTCATTGAAACCTGACCACTTAAAACCGCTTGCTGCATGTTGGCTACTTGTTTCTGTTGACCTGCAAAGCCCTCACTTACGTCTTTACCTAGATTACCTAGATTTGTATTAGCTGTATCGACCCCTGTCTGTACGTCAGTTACTGCAGATCCTAATCCTGTAAGAGCAGTATTGGCTGTGTCTATGCCTGTTTGCATACCTACCTGATTACCTAAAATATCAGTTTGAGTTTTTGCTAAACCTGATTGTCCTTGGGCTAAATTACTTTGACCACCTAATATAGAGGACTGATTAGCAACCGAAGTAGAAAAGCCTTGATTGACCTGATCTACTTTTGCTAAGTCACTTGTATCAATTTCGTTAACAATATTTGTTGTTGAGCCACCACCCCCAAAGGAATCGAAGCGTTTATTGATTAAGTCTTGGGTTGTACTACCCTGACCAATAATTGTTTCAGTATCACCTTTAATAGTATCAGTAACACCAACTTCGTTACCACCGTAGGTTACCTTATCACCGCCAGTGGTAGTAACATTACCATCTGCATCAGTATTAGTCACAACAGCCGTAGTAAAGTCTCCTGTATTACCAGTAGTAGTGCCTGTTTCAGACGCTGATCCTAGTATTGAACCTGCGGCTGCACTTGCATCATCGATAGCACCAGTAACAGTAGAGGTTGCATCATCTGTTATGCTTTGAACCTCTTCAACCGAAGCTCCTGTCTCACCTTTGAATACAATCAACCCACTGTTTCGAGGTTGCATCCACGGCATAAGTGGGTTGTATAATGTCATTTTTAAATCTCCATATTATAAACGTAGTAGAGAGTTTTGTATTTATTTCCTGTACTACTAGTCAGTTTCTTGAGTTGCCGCTGCCAACCTTTGCGACCCCAAATTTGGATACTTGAGCAACCGTTTTGTTTTGCGAAATCTTCTACAGTTTTATGTTGCTGAAAAAACTCATCCCACTTTCTGCTATTACCAGTGCAAGTAATTATTTGAAGGGATTTGTGGCTTGAGTATGTAAAAATTCTGGTTGTAGTTGTGCAGACTATTTTGTTGTTACTGTCTAAGGTCAGCCAAATATGTATATGTCCACTTAAAGCCTTTTGGCATAGTTCAAATACGCTGAGTTCATTTACTGAGTGTTCTAAGGCTTTCTCTATATCTGAAGATATTTGGGGCCAAAGTTTTAGAACTTCTTGTGGATTTAAAAGGACTGACCGAAACTCTGATGTTTCTGTCATAAGTACCTTGATTTTGTTTAATAAATCTTTAATTGAGTATAACAGTTATGACAATAGTTTGCAAGTGGTTATGATGGTTTTGTAGGCCAATCTGCATCTTCTAGGCTAGGCCAGTTTTCATGCTCTGGGAGTGACCTTAAAGAGGATCTATATGTAGCCCAAAGCACTTTAGCCTCGTTATTCAGTGGGCTGTCGTTGGCTTGTGTCCAATCGCTGTCTGCAAGTAGCTGATTTCGAGTATGTCTATTCTCAATTGTAAGACCCTTAGTAGCAGCTACTGCCATTTCAGCAATTTCTTCTTCTGTAAGCTCAATTACTTCTGCACCAATTTGTTTATATTGCGGCATTACGAACTCACTCTCTTCATACCATAAAGGTAGACTTTATCATCCCACTGATTACCTAAACCTGTACCTGTGCCTAGATAAAAATTTCTCATTTCTAATCCGTTGTTTGTAGCATGAGTACCTGCGCTAGTAGTGCCGATCATATTAAATCTACGAAAGTGCTCCCAGTACCCACCTTTTTGTGCCTGACCCTGCCATCCATCTGCATGAATATATCCGTTGATCCAACGAAAAGTAAATTCCATATTAAAGTTAGCATTTGAAGAATTTATCTGTCCTCCTACATACCCTTCATTTTGATTATAAGTATTTCTGCCAGTTCCATACCAAGAGATAGTAGAAAATCCATTCCCCCCTGCATAAAAATACCACTGCCCATTTGAGTGCCATTTATTTCCCTTACATAAGAACTTAAAAACATCATACTGGGTCTGATCCACATCAGCAGCAGGGATTGTAAATGCATTTATGTTTGATGTTATTGGGTAAGTTTTAATAAGGGTAAACTCGCCATTATTTTGAATAAGCGTTGTAACATCTGTACTAGATAACCCTGATGCTGCGCCAGAACCAGAAGACCCATCAGCCGAAACTGTTTTAATTATTCGACCCATTAGGAAGTCTCCTCATAGCCCATCACATTAAATGCTACATTTTCACTGCCATGATTACGAACAATTACCCTGTCATTATTTGATATGACTAACCCTGTTCTTTCATAATCATTAAAAGATGTTTGATGCTCTATAAGACCTGCTTGGTCTAATGAATCAAAACTACTTGTAATTTTATCTGTATCTGTACCGTCAGATAAAACTATCGTTTCATTATCTAGCGTTTCAGTATAATTTGCAGTAGTATCATAAAGTGTATAAGTCTTAAAATCTGCAGTTTCGTAAATATTATAAGTACTGCCAGACCTAAGAGGCACTATCCATCTACTTTTAGCAGTTCTCACAATTGGCCCGCCCAATCTCACTGGTGCGGCTAACATAAAAGAAGGAACCTGTGTAGATATATCAGTTATAAGACCTGCTGATATAGTAGTATCTAAACTTTGTACTGAGTTTCCAGTAGTACCATCATCCGCTGCTAATTTTGCTTCCCAAGCAGCAACATCAAATTCCAACATTCTTCTAGAGCCATCCCAAAGCATCAAGGCATATGACTTTTGTGTATTAGGGTTATACTCAAAGAAATTTACTGTGTAATTTCCGGTTGAGTTTTTGTTATTTCCTGGACTGACTTTGTAATGTAGAGGGTAATTACCTGATGATGTTGGGTTATCCTCAATTACTTGTTCCATTAATTGGACAGTAGGTACATTTCTTCCATAGCAAACAATATACATTGTTTGGCTATATTGATTTCCAAAAAGAGCTATACCCCCAGAAGCCCAAATACTATGTTTTTGTACGCCACTGTTATCTCCAGGGTCTTGGCTACTTATGTAATTGTACATTAAGCTGTTGCTAGACCTTGCATGACTACTAGCTTGGTTTCCGTTTGGGTTGAGATATACCATACCCATATATGCGCTTGAGTTACATGTAAAATAAGGCTGTAAGTTACAATAGGGGTCAAAAGACCCATACTTAGCTGCATAAGTGCTACTAGTTGCATTGTCATAAGTGCCTGATGGGGCAGAGTAGGATTGTCCATTTATCTGATACTTAGTGTAGGCTACTCCTGCGCTATCGATTTGAGCCTGTGTATAATAACGCACTGATCCATTACTATCTCCCCTAGTTAATCCAATAAGATTATTACTGGGTGACGTTCCTATTCCCCAATCACTCCAACTAGAAGTCATCCACAAAGGATTAACATTAGAAGAGGTTCCGCTGCTACCAGTAACAGTACCACTTGGCAATTCTGTAAGCTGAACGCCTCTATCTGATTGTCCGTAAGTGTTATATTCAAATTTTCCTGTCACACTTGATACAGATGAAGGTGTAACTGAGTTATAGAAAAGTTTTAAAACCTGTTTATTAAAACTGGTTGTGCTAATTTGAGACAGTGCTTCAGGCGCTGTACTGCTATTATCTAGGATTACTGAGATAGTACCATTAGAGGTAGTACTTTTCATTCTAGCTAAGAACGATATTGCCGCTGAAAAACCGCTAGTATTATCATAAACTGTTAATGTTCTACTTGCCCCGACTAAGGCAGAACCTAATCTTCCACTTGCCATCTGTTATCTCCTTATGCCGTTGCCAAGTAATGAGCTTTGGCGGCACTTACACCTGCCGAAACTCCGCTTAAATTTGATCCATCAATTGCAGGTAATTTTCCTGATCCATCCAACTGAGGAA